CCGAACCCGTCGACGCCTTGTTGCAGGATGCCGCCGTAATCGCCCGCCGCCATGTCCCGCGGCCGAATCCAGAACTCGATCGACCCGGGCGTTCCGCGGCCGAACGCGAACGGAGGGTCGAGCGTGACGACCGCGAACGCCGTCCCGATCCCGACGCCGTCGGCGACGCCGGCCGCGCCGTATGTGATCCCGAGATGGTCCGTGATCGGCGTCCCGTCCGCGTGTGCGGCGGCGAACGCGGGCGTCACGTCGAGATGGAGGCCGGGACCGACCGCGGCGGGATACACGTCCTCGCCGCCGATCGTGATCCGCCGGTTGACGGTAAACGCGCCGGTCCCGCCGCGCACGTTGAGCGACGAATCGCCGGGACCGACCGCGCCGTCGAGGACGTACCCCGTCGCCGCCGCCGTCGTCCGAGCGTCGCGCCCGTTCCCGCTGTAGTCGCCGAACACGAGGGCGCCGGCCGCCTCGCGAAATCGCCAGTACGCGATCGCGCCGTCGCGGAGGACGGCGGCGACGTACGGATGATCGAACGCGGACATCGTTACCTCGCGACCGCCAGCAACCCGCGGAGCGCGAGCGTCAACCGTTCGGGCGCGAGACGTTGCTCGGCGACGAGGACGCGGCGGAGCTCGGTCATGTCCTGCCGCAACCCGATCAAATGTTCGGCGCTCGCGCCGCCGGCCGACTGTCCCTCGGGAACGATCGCCTCGCGGCCATGCAACATCGCGAGGGTTCCCGATCCGAAATCGACGAACCGGCCGCCGGTCCCGGTCGCGAACCCGGGCGTCCCCGCGGGCGCCGCCGTCGACCCGGGCGGCGTCGGGAACGGGTCGGCGACGAAATGTACTCGCGTGACGATGTCGGGCGGGAGGTCCTTGAGCGCCTTCGCGAGGGCGCTCGCGTCGTCGGTCGCCGTCTTGATTTCGGGTTGTAGGATCTTGTTCATAGTGTCGGCGAGGCCCGCCATCGCGACGTTGACGTCGTCGGCCCCTTGCGAGCTCTCGTCGCCGAACTTGATCCCGAGCGCGTTGAGGTCTGTCACCTTGACGCCGGCCTCGTCGAACACCGTCCCCGCGTCGATCGCGGTTTGGATAACCTGTTTCATGCCGGCCGGGACGACGACGCCGGCCTTTTGCGCCTCGCCGATAAACTCGGCGAGCGGTTTTTTCATACCCTCCATGACGGGATTGAGATTCGAGAACACGGTCGACAGGTTCGTGAAATCGGAAATCAGTCCGCCCGCGACCTCGTTGATCTTCGCTTGCCGGAACGCCTCGCCCGAGGCCGTCCAGTCGAGGCCGTATTTCGAGACGAGCGCGTTGAGGGCGCCTTGTTTCGCCGCTTGCGCGTCGATTTCTTTGCCGACGTTCTCAAGGGCCGTCTTGAACCCCTCGGCCGTCGTCGAGCTCATCGCCGCGTCGAGCGCCGCCTTGAGCGGCCCCGAGATGGTCGTGACCGAGTTCAGTTTTTCGCCGATCGTCCCGTACGTCGTCACGGTCGCGGCGACCGCCGCTTGATGCGCGTTGAGCGCCGCCGTGAGACTGTCGATCGCCGCCTTGTATTGATCGGCGTTTTTCGCGCCGAGGACGTTTTGCACGAGGGTAAGCGAACCCGTCGCCGCGAACGCCTTTTGATTGAGCGCGTCGAGGCCGCCGGCCGCGTCGATGAACCCTTGCCGGATCGGGTTGATCTGTTTTTCCGGGTTGTTGAATACCTTCGTGATCAATTTCCCGACGAGCGACACGCCGACGCTCGCGAGGCCCGCGATGCCGCCGGTCAACCCGTTCGTGACGAGACTCATGATCCCGCCGGCCGCCGACGCGCCCGACGCGCCGGTAATTTTCGCGAGGCCGTCGGCGAGACTGCCGGCGAGGTTGCTCGACCCGACCGCCTTCCCAATATCGGCGCCGAGGCCCGCGGCTAACGATTTCCCGAACCCGGCGAACCCGCCGCCGCCCGTGAGCGATTTTTGTAGGAGCGCCGGGACGTCGTCGAGCGTCGCGAGGAGCGAATCTTTAAACGCGTTCCCGGTCCCGATGCCCGCCGCCTTGACCGCCGCCGCCATGTTGCCGGCGCTCATTTTCGCGGCGAAATAGCGATCGATACTGTCGACGGTCCGTTGCCAATCCTGCTCGAACCCTTGCCGCGGCGGCCCGAGGAGGTTGAGCGCCGTCGTCCACTCGGCCGCGATTTGATCGCCGGCCGACGCGCTCATCGCGACGAGTTTGTCGTTGTACGATTTCTGGGTATTGAGGTTCTCGATCGTGTTTTTGTTCGTCGCCGCGAGGGTCGCCGCCTGTTCGTCCCGAATTTTCTTTTCGGCGTCAACCGCGATGCCCATCGTCGCCTTGTGATTTTCGGCGACGACCTTGAGCCATTCGACCTCGTTTTTCATGGACTCGACGATCGCGTGTATCTGTCCGTCCGTGAGCTCGTACGCCTTCGCGACGTCGCCGGCCGCCGCGCCATTGTCGAGCAACGCCCGAGCGCCCTCGACGACGGCGCCGTCGATCGAGTACAGCCGGTCGAGAAACGGCGTCGCGAAACTGTCGACCGAGGCGAGCGCCTTCGCGTACTCGTCGACCGCCTCTTTTCCCGTTTTCGCGGCGGTCGTATGCCGGCCCCATGCATCCGTCGCCGTCTGGGTCCCGCGGGCGAGTTCGACGGTTTTCCCTCGCGTCTTTTCGAGCTCGTCGCCGAACGCGCCGACGATCTTGTCGGCCTCGTCGAGGCGTTTCGACCATGACGCGCTCGCCGCGCCGGATTCCTTCATGTGATCGTTAAGGCCTTGCACCATGCCGCGTAAGTACTCGGCCCCGGCGCCGGCCTTTTCCATGACCGACCCGAGCGGGTTGACGTACTTCGTGTACTTGCCGACGGTCGACACGACCTCCAAGTACGCCGCGGCGACGCCGAGTACTTTCCCGATGTACCAATCCGACGCTTGCGCGGCGAGGTGATACCCCTGTTGCGTGAGGTCGAGCGCCCCGAGGAGGAATCGCGTCGCCTTGACGACGCCGAGGATCGATTCGCTCACGAGGTCGTTGAGCGTTTTATTCGCGTTGAGCTCGTCCGTGTTCGACGCGAGGCCGGTCGTGAGGAGCTCGATCGCCTTGAGGACGGTCGCGTTTTGCGTGATCACGCGGCCGATACTTTCCTCGACGTTGTTCCATGCGTTCCCGAGTTGCGTCAACCGGCCTTGATACGTCCCCGCGAGCGCCGCCGCCTGTCCGCCGAACTTGTCGTTGATCGTGTCGAGGACGAATCCGAACCCTTGCGCCTTCGCCTTTGTCTCGTCAATGACGACGCCCGATTTTTTGAGCGCCGTCGTTTGTCCCTCGGCCGCCTTCGCGACAAGGTGCGCGGCCGATTCCAGATCGATCCCGAGGCCCGACGCGAGGTTCGTCGTTGCCTCAAGCGCCTTTTTCATGTCTTGGGGCATGACGTTGCCGATCGTCACGAGGAGCGCCGTCGCGCTCGTGAGGGCGTCGTCTTGATAGATGGTCGTCTGACTGAGGGCGGCGGCGTACTCGTCGTACGCCTTGACGACGCTCGGGACGTCGGTCCCTTGCGTTCGCATCGCGGCGGTCAATTTCACTTGTGCGGCCTCGGCCTCGTTCGCCGCCGTGATCGACGCCGCGATCGTTCCCGTGAACGCCGACCACACGCCGCGGATCGACGCTGAAATCGCCTCGGCCGTGAGCATCGATTTCACGAGCGACCCGAACGACACGCCGAGGGTTTCGGTCGCCTTGACGGGTTGTTTCGTCGCCTCGGCGAGGGCGACCATTTCCGAGGGCGCGGTTTGTCCGAGGGCGGCGTATTTCGCGATCGCTTCCGTGACGAGGGCATTGACGCGGACCTGTTCGTTCCCGGTCAATTTCGTCGCGCCGCCGAGCTCCTCGATCGCTTTGACCGTGAGCGTCGCCTCTTGAATCAGTTTCGACCCGCCGAGCGCCGTCCCGATCTTCGTGAGCGATTTCTGAACGGAACTCGCGCCGACTTCCAGATCGCCGAGTTGTACCTCGGCGTCGCGGACGGCCTTCGTAAAACTCGTAAAATCCGCCGCGAATGTAGCCTTGACCGACATCAGTCCTTCGCCTTATTGAGCTCCTCGATCAAAATTTCGTACACGTACGACGGGAGCGCGAGGACCCACTCGTACCGCCATCCCATGCGACGCGCAACCGCGAGGTCGCTCACGATCCGGTCGCGGTAGTAGGGTCCGTGCGTTTCATGGCCTCCCGCTCGGCGTCGACCCGCTCCTCGTGCGCGTCGATCGCTTCCGTGATCGCCTTGTACACGGCCGGGCGGAGGTTGTTGAGCGCCGCCTCGGAAATCGGGACAGGTTTCCCGTCGCCGTTACTGAACGACCACCCGACGAGGTACTCGACGATCTTCGTGAGGCCGACCTTTTCCGGGTCGAGTTCCGTCTTGACGCGTTGATCGCCGGGTTGCATCGTCTTGACGAGCCTCGCGAACACGCGCCGGGATTCGCCGGCCGAGAGTTCGCGTTTCACGTCGATCCACCGATCGCCGTCGAGCGTCAACCGCACGACCTCGGGTTGTACGAACTCGTCCGCCATAGAATCCCCTCCTCTTATTCGGCCGGCGGCCCGAGGCGGGCGACGATCCGATCGTCGCGAATCTCGAACGACAGGATCGGCCAGCGAAATTCGCCGCCCTTATGCGGCGCGACGAACATGAGCGGGCGTTGTGCCAGCTTGTACGCGTCGGACAGGACGACCCGCCCGACGACCGACCATTCGTTCGCGGGCGTCCGTTGCACGGCGTACCCCTCGACCGTCGCCGCGTCGAAGTACGCGCCGCCGAGCGGGACGATGCGCCCGTTCGGGTACCACTTAACGGCGCCGACGACGCCGCGCACGGTCCCGCCATTGAGGCCCGCCACGCGCCGCCCTTACGGAACGATCGCGGGTTCCATCGCCCACGGACCGGCCGCGACGAAATCGCCCGAGATGCTCACGGCGCCGTCGGCCGACACGTCGATCGACGCGTCGAGCCACGCGAGGCCGCTGAACAGGTACGTCGGATCGAGCGTCGACGGCGCCAGTTTGAGCAACGCCGACACGGTCCCCATCGCGATTTCAAACATGGTTCGATCCGTCTTGTCCCAGAACCCCGCGATCGACCCTTTGACGTCGGGCAACCCCTGAACATAAATTTTGTTCGTGTCGCCGAAACACGTCACGTCGACCTTGTCGGTCGCCATTGAGAGCGACCACTTGTTGAGCGAGGCGACGTCGACGGCTAACGCGCCGCCCGTTTTGTCGATCTTGACCGACCCGTGTGATCCGTGAATCCGATCGCTTGCCGCCATGATGCGAACCCCTTTCGTTGTTACGTTCCGAGGACCCGGCGCGAGCGAGCGCCCGTCGTGCGTGCGTTGTAGTGCGCGGCGATTTGTGTCGGCGTGAGGGCGAGCGGATACACGGCGACCTCGGCGAGACTCGCATCGCTAAACGCTTGCGGACCGCTGCCGAACGCCGGGTCGCCGCCGATCTGTACCGTGTTCGCGTTCGCGCTCACGCGGATCATTGATTTCGAGACGTCGAACACGGCGTCGGCGTATAGCGCCACGATCGACCCGTCGAACACGTACGCGAGATGATGCCAAGCGCCCGGCGCGAGGGCGTTGATCCCCGTCACGCCGTCCGATGTATTGCCGTTGCCCCCGACGTCGTAATAGGCGCCGATGATTTTGGGACCCGACGCGGGCGCGGTATAGACGGCGGGATTTTGTCCCGCGCCCCATGTCATGAGCGGGCGCGAGAGCGGCGTCGCCGTCGGTTTCACCCAGAGCTCGATCGTGCATATCGGCGGGAGCGTGACCGTCGCGATCTGAACGGTTCCCGTTGATCCGTCGAATGTCATCGCCGTCGATCCGTCGTCGAGCGGTCCCGGTTGCCCGAGCGTCACGCCGCCGACAATCGCGCCGGCCGCGACGCCGACCGCGTCGCCGACAACCGCGCCGGTCGTTTCGTTCAACCGCCAGTAATGGATCGGCCCGTCGGCGAGGACGAGGTCGGCGTACGCCGACGGCGGCGGCGGCGCCGCTTGTTCGTGAACCATGACCTCGAACCGGGCGCCGCGATGCCGCCATACTCGTTGCGCGTCGTCCCGATCGGAGTACGCGATGCGCCCGAGGCGGCGACTCACCATGAGCGCGTACCCCTCGATCGGGAACTGCTGAAAATGCAACGCGGCGAGAATCCGCGCCTCGGCGTCGTCGGCGTCCGCGACGCTTTTCCCCGTTATGACCGCCTGTACCCAGTACTCGAACTGTTCGAACGCGGTCGCGCCCGGTTGCATGGGTTCGTCGAGATGGATCGGCGCGGTCACGAGGACGAACCGCGTCAGATTTTCCGGCGCCAGATCCATATAGAACGCGCCGTTCACGAGCGCCGCGAGCTCGGCGTCGGCGCTCAGTTGCGCGAGGATCGCGGCGTCGACGGCGGCCGGATTAGTCGAGGGCATTGAGCACCCCCGACACGTCGAACCCCTCGTCGATCAACATTTGAATTAGAGCGTTGTTCATGACGCGCCGATTTCGCACGGCGATCGCGACGAGCCCTTGTTGCCCGAGGTCCCGCGCCGGGCGAATCCGGCCGCGGTCCCATCCCTGTTTTGTTTTCCGGTTTTTCGTCCCGAACTCCCAGAGTTGCGCGTGCGGCGATTTGCTCGTGACGCGTTCGAGGACGCCGACGGGTTGCATCGTTTCCGCGACGCTCACGCCGCCGCGGAGGTTGCCCGTGTCGCCGAGCGGGTACGCCTGTAAGAGTTGCGACTCGGTCGTGTGCGCGGCGTTGTCGACGATGTCGACGGCGCGGTCGCGGAGCGCGACCGGGAGCTCGCGCAACAGGCGCCGGAACTCGGCCATCCCTGCCCATTGAACCGAGGCGGCGCTCATACGGTCCCCGCGGGCGGGTCGAGGACCTCGTGCGCGAGGACCGCCAGTTGCACACCGGCCTCGTCGAGGGTTCGCACCGACTCGACCTCGAACCGGCGCTCGACGCCGCCGCGATGGAGGTCCGTCAGAAAAATCCGCGTCGTCGTCGAGATGCCCGGGTGAAACCGGCCGCGGAGCAAATGCGACGCGGTCGCCGACACGGTCCCCGCGATTTCGCGTTCCATGCCGTACGCGGTCGCCGCCTCGATCGAGCAATACCACGCGGGCGGGTTGAGCGGCACCGATCCCTCGGTCCATCCCCCCTCGCCGTCGGGAACCGGCGGCCCGGGTTCGTCGAGGCGGACGAGATGCCGCGTTTTCGCGATCGTTGTCGATTTCATGCGAGCGCCGGATCGCGGAGGCGGCGGAGCATGAGCTCGACGCCGGTCCACGCTTGATCGAGGTAGTTGTTCCCGCTCGTGTCGTCGTCGCCGCGATGTTCCCAGTACGCCCCGAGGAGCGACAGCACCGCGCCCTTAACGATCGGCGGCGCCGTCGTGTCGTCCCATGTCGGATCGGCGCGTGTCTTGAGGTAGTCGACGATCGCGGCGCTCGCGATCGCGACCTTGAGGTCGAGATCCGCCCGCTTGTCCGCCGGCATCCCGTCGAGGACCTCGCGCAAATGCCCCGCGGCCTCGTCGACCGTCACGAGGTCGCCGGTCATCGCATCGCCCGCACGATCGACGGCGTCGGCGCCTCGCGGACGTCGCGCCCGCGGTCGCCCCGCTTGACCATGAGTTTCCAGAACGCCGCGCCCTCGGCCGTGTCGGGTTTCGTCGTCGTCGGGCGGCCACAATGCCACGCCGATCCGCCGTGCGTCACAATGTCGCCCGCGTTGTACGTGTGACCGGGCGCGAACACGCCGCGGTACAGGAGACACGGGAACACGATCGTCGATTCCTTAACGCGCTCGCCGCGGGCGAATCGGACAATGACGCCGCGCTCGCCGTCATGGACGATGTCGAGGTCGTCGAACCCGAGGCCGTCGGCGCCGTCTTTGCCGGCGAGGCCGTCGACGCCGGCCGCGCCCGCGGGTCCCGGGACCGGCGCCCGCGTTTCGAGCACGGCGACCCGCGTGTGTAAATCCTTGACGTCGAGCGCGGTCCGCGCCTCGGCGAGTTGCGTTTCGAGCACGGCGACCCGGGCGGCGAGCGGCGCGACGGCCGACTTGATCGCGAGGGCGACGACCGACGCGAGGGCATCAGGTTGCATGGAGCTCCTCGGCGAGTTTCGTCAACAGTGACGCGGTAAACGCCGCGAGGTCGGCGCCCTCGGCGAGGGCCGGATCAACCGGCGGCGCGGGCGCGGCCGGCGGCGCCACGGCGAGCGGGTTCCCGGCGTCGCGCTCGGCGAGGGCGCTCAAGGCGTAGTACTGCTGTTGCATGTACGGCGTGTTTCCGCCCTTGACCGGGCCGAGGCCGAAGTACTTGAGCCGCGCCTCGTCGGGCGACAACGCGCCGCCGCCGATCCCGTCGTTCGCGGCCTTCGTTTTCG